AATTTGTGCGTCACCACTCCATGACGTTACATCCCACGGTGAAGTATCCCACGGCGCTGCCGAAATAGAGTTTGATACCGCTGGATAGGTCTGCGGCACGTCACTGCTAAAATCTACAGGTGTTGCAACAGAGAAATACAATGCCCCATTAGTGCTAAATATTGGCCGCATCAATTTAAATGATTTTTGCTGTGTGCTGCCAAAATAGCTAAAAGCTGGCTTAACAATTCCTTGAATCGTATCGCCCGCATCGCTTGCCCCGGTATCGCATTGCGCAACAAAACCATTACAGCCAAAAAACAGTTTATCACCCGATAATTCAAAACACGCCGCATTCCACCCGGTGTATTTAGTCCAGCTGCCATGAATTGTGTTCATAACATACTGGTATTGCGTAATATTCTCTTGCTGCGGCACGTTAATTAGAATCTTGTCACCAGCGGGGTGCAAAATGCCCTGCCAGCCAAAATTACCACTGTAGGCGCTGGCATCATTACTGATAGACGGCTGGATTTTATAAGACAATGTTGTTGCCATATTATCACGGTTACTCATAAGCAGCTTGCTCATGGTAACTACGCCATCAATGGTTAATAACACTGTATCAGCGCCATAGCGAAAAACATGCCGCCGCCCGATTGGCCTTCCAGCGCGATATAATCCCACCAAACCAAAAAGCCCGGCAGAGGACGGATCAGAACCGCGATACAGCGCAATTTCACCCTCAGAGCTTAAGAACGCTATATAGTCATCAATAGAACTGGCGTTATCAATTGACACGGTAAATATGGTTTGCAGCTGGCCGCCCATTTTGAAAACAGCGCCTAATGGTATACTTTGCGCAGCGCCGCCCACTGCTGCCAGAGGCAAGTACCATGCGTTACAAGTGCCGTCTTCGACAAACCAGAGGCGGTTTTTCCACACAGCAGGATTGCGCAGTTTTGTTGTGGTAACGCCCGTAATAGCGGGAGTGCTTGCCCCATCAATCGCCGTCCAAGTTGAGCCATTATACAAATACGGCTTATCAACACCATTCGCCATATAAAGATATGCGCCGCCGGTATTGTTAAAATTAACGTATTCCCAGCGTGCATTTGTAAGACCTGTCAAGACCGCAGCCCCCACCGCACCGGATGATGTCACATCATAAACGTTTGCCGTGCCGCCGGGCTTATTGATTGCAAAAAGCTTTGTTGTTGTGGGCGATGCATAATTCATCAATGTTTCAACATAACCAGCGGGAATGCCAGTCACATGCTTGACGTACCCATTCCGTATCTCAATATCAGTAGGGGTCGGAAACCAGTTCTCTAAAATTACAGCATCCGTTTCCGGCATTTGAGCAATAGAATTAACCGTATTAAGGCCGCCAACGGGGGCAGGGACGTTTTTTGTTTGGCTGACAGCCTGCCCTAACTGCGTTCTGCGCCGCGCCCGTGCCATTAAGTGCCGAAGCCCGTATCAGGTATGTTGTTGGTATCTAAAAAGCGCCGCGTGTTATTGGCGTTTAGCGGCAAAATGGTTGAGCCTGCATTCCGCGCTAGTGCTTGCTGAACATGCTGGTCATAACTCAGCTTTTCTTGAACATAATCCAGTTTTTTTGCTGCCAGAAAACGCCATTTTAAGCCAAGAATAAAAGATTGCTCGTCAAGTACATAAGTATCAGTATCGGCTAGCCATTCCGTTTGCACAACGTTTGCCGCGCTTCTAGTGATGCCATTGGAAATATACGCATAGGCCACATTGCCTAACAATGTGGATGATGGGGTGGGATTAATATAAATCAGATTATTCTCAATCATAAAACGCATACGAGGGCCAGCAGGCGTAAGCCCATATTCAAGCACGTTCCACTCTTGCCGGGATAGGGGCCCTAACAATTGCCAGCGAAACGCCGTTTGCCATATGGTGTTGGGCAGCATAAAGCGGTAATCAGAGGGCAGGGCATAGGTTTCTACGGTATTCACAAGGGGGAACGTGTAATCCTTGCGCAAGGCCTGCCAACCGCCAAAAGAATCCGCAAGACGGCTGAATTCCTGCGCCTCGCGGTTGCTTAAAGCTAAAATCTGTTTTGCATTTTGGTCGGTGTTGCCAATTATGAAACTAGGCGTTGTGATGCTGCCTATTTCATCAATGGCGTTTTGCACCAATTGCAAAAAGGTTTTAGCCATTGGTGCAAGTCCTTACGCGCTAATGTTAAAAGCGTAATCAATGCCCGTCAAATTGATAAATACCGCAGTTTTGTTGGCCGCTATGCTAACTGATGCGTTGACGCTGCCATTGTTGATTCTACCGCCAGTTGGTGGGTAAACAAGCAAGGCGTTCGCACCATAATTTACCACTGTTATTTTATCGCCTAATGATGCGTATGTTGCATCGGGCAAACGTGCGCCGCTGTTAGAGGCAACAGTGGTAAAAATATTAATGTCATCCACAATTGCCAGCGCGTTTGCTTGGCTGCTTGTGCCCGCGCCGGTAAGTGATGTGGTTACAGTTTCACCAACAGAGTTGGTTTGTAAGGGCGCAAAACCCGAACCCATCAATCGTTGTTTAATCATTGTTCTGAATCCTTGTTTACAGAGCGGGGTCTACCTGGAGAGCGCCTTTCGGATTCAACATCCGATGCAAGTTTTTCTAGCTGCTTTTTTAGCATAGCAAGTTCGGTCTTCAAATTATTATTTTCCGAGTTGAGGCGGATTAATTCCGAATTGCCTTCTGCGCTTGCAAGCCATGATTTTGCTTTATCGCGCCATGCGCGAATGCCCAATGGTAGATTATCAAAATTGCTTTCTGCTGTAGAGGCTAATTGTTCCACCGTGAAAATTCTAAAAACCTTCAAGTTTTCAATGGTTGCCGGGTCAATGGGCGGCCACATTTCAAGCGGCGTGCCATTGGAAACTTGCGCCTTGTTTTGTTGATAGGCTTCCCACTGCGCCCGGAAACGAACGGTATCTGGGGCGTTGCCGTTTGCTTCGTCTTGCGTCTTTGCCACTTTGCGCACCACTTTTTTATTGCGGTCACCGGGCGTATGGATGCTGATAAAATCAACATTTTCGTAAACTGGCCGCCCTTCTTTTTCGCTTAAAAAGGTATTTTCAACCGCTTTGGTGTGAAATTCCACAAATAGATTTTGGTCACTGCCGTGCGTTGCCATGGCATGGTCATGAAAATTGTTAGGCAGGCTGTATGATGCAAAGCTCATAGGGTATTTCCTTTTTTGTTTAAAAACCAAGTGTAATTCTTGCCAAGTTCGAGTTCAAGGCCATGCTCCGCCGCATATTCATCTACGGCTTGCTTAACCCCAAACGGGAATTCCGGGTGGTCGTAATCGTGGCCGGAAATCCAGCCACCTTGCTTTACTTTCGGTGCCCATGCCTCAATATCGCGTTTACAGCCGCTGTAGGAGTGATCTGCATCGATAAAGACAAAATCAAGCACTTCTTGCTTATATGCACCCGCTGCGGCTACGGAATCAATGCGCTGAATAATGGCTCTTTCACCAGCAAAGCGCACCGCCTCTACTGTGTCAAAATAGCACTTATCCTGCTGCGCTTGGCTTAACCCCGCATGGAAATCCTCAGACTTGGCATAATCACTTGACGGGTCAGAGGTTGTCCAAGAATCCACCATATGCAGTTTAATATTAGACTGCTGCAATAGCCGCGCCGATAAGTCACCAGCAAAAACGCCTATTTCAACGCCAACGCCATCATGCGGCACGCGCTTTAGAATTTCGTCAGCACGCTCTTGCGCTGCGGGGACATATTCCACCATGCTGGCCGCCACATCATTAAGCAGCCCATAACCATAAACCGATAACTGGCATCCCTTACGGGTTAATTCCTGCGCCAGCACAATAAAATCTTCCACCTGCTGCGCCATCCACGGCGTTGTCTTATATTCCGCATCATTATATTGCACCGTTATCACTTTATCCGCGTTGTTGGCGTCCTGCTCATAAGCATGATGCGCATCACCGTGGAAAGATGAATCCATGCCGTACAGTTCAAACTTGCGGTATCCAAGAGCATAGGCAAGGGCAATGGCGGTCATGCCCACCGTAGTACCGCCGCCAATGATTGCGCAGGGTTTGTCGCTTAAGAATGGCTGCACCTCTGGCGAACCGTTGTGAAATAGCGCAATCTGGTTTTTCTTTGACTTTGATGTTTTATTCACAACCGCTGGGCTAACAATACTGGCGAAATATCGCTTTATTGGTTTTTTGCTTGGCACAACAAAGTGCGCATTCAGTGGGCGTGCATCCAAGATAACCTGGGCGTAAACATCAATGTCTTTTGACTGTAAATATTGCAGCGTGTTATTGACCGCAAAAATATCACCCTGTGCGTTTTGCAGCTTAAGCCAGTAGTTGTTAAGCGATGGAGCGCCGCCCACAATAATTGCTGTGCGGTCGTGTGGCTCTACGGTGTCAACCAGCGGCAAGCCCTTTTTAAGGTTGCTCTCGATATTCCGTTTCAATTGTGATGATTCAACGTTCGAGCGCACTTGCAGCTGCAGTGACGTTACGCCGCCTACCTGCCACGCTTTTTCCACCCAATCGCCCTTAACCTGATGCGGTTTTGGCTCACCATGAAAACATACCACGCTTGCCCCATTTGGCACGCCGCTGAGGCAATGCTTTTTGTATGAAACAAAGGTATCGGGATATAAATCCTGTAGAATATCCGTTTTGAACGGCATTAACGGCACTTGTGATTCTATCCACGCTTGGTCACCGCCTTCAACGTGGGGGCAACCTTGGTCATACCATTTATCAAAAAGCCAGCCGGTTGCCCAAGGAGCGCCGCCGCGCCAGAGCATAGCGCTGCTATTGAGGCCATCATAACGCACAAAATCGCGCAAAATTGCAAAATCGCCTTTGTAATCTTCCAAGTGCGATATGCAGCCAATCAACACTGTGTCGAGGTCTAAATACAGAATGACATCATCTTTGCCAAAAGTTGTCATGAAAATTTGAAGTTTAGCCCACCAACCTTCATGCGATTTCCCCGGCATTAAACGGTGCGTGACAATGTTTTCATGCAGCCCCGTCACATCATCCGTCAGGCAATGAAAAACCGCTTTGCTTTCGCGTCCTATGTTGCGGCAAACCATGTCATATAAAATATTCACATAGTCGCTGGAATACTTTTCACCTTGTTTGACGCAGATAACATTAAGCATATTCTAAAATTATATTTTCAGTGACATACCCGCAACAAAAAAAAGGCGGCCTTGTGAGCCGCCTTCTTCATTCTGGGGGGAGCACAGAATCTTATGCGCCTTGGAGTACCGGACGGTACAAATCAACCAGTACGGTCGAGGTGGTGCTTGTAACAGATGCTGCGTTCGCGGTGCGAGCGCCAACAATGGTTTTTCCAGCCGATGAGGCGAGGTGAAAACGCCCTGCCGTACCGGAGATAAACAAACGAGAGTTTGTAGGCACGGTTACAGCGGTTTTAAGCACTAAAGCACGGCCTTGGATTTGAAACCATGCATACTGCACGTTGGTTGCATCAGAGGTGATTGCGTTGATAGCAACCGCTACTGGACGCGCAGTGCTGCCCGAAGTGGTAGGCATAGCTGTGGCGCGGTAGTTTGACGCATCCCACACAACAATCGTCCCTAAGGGGATAGCTGTCGAGGTGGCAACGGCAAGGTAAATAAACTCACCACCAGCGTTGATAGTTGCCGCGTTATCGTAACCCGTGACAATTTGTCCTAGGAACGTTTCAAGCGGGCTTGTTGGTAATCCGGTTATCCCAATAGAATAAGGCGCTTTTTGAACGCCAATTATATCAGGAATACCAGCGCGAGGCGTAGTGTTAATATAAGCCATAAATACTCCTTAAGCTGTTAGGACGCCTTGCAAGCGCCGGTTAGATACAGTCATGTTTCCGGCAAAGCCGATTAACTTGACCATTGAATCTTGGTTGAATGCAAAACGGTCATCGCCGATTGGAACAAAGTTTCTATCCGCATGTGGGCGGAAGAAAATGTAGTTTGTGTTCAAGAAGTACATGGTGTTGGTTGGTGAACCACCGCCAAAGCCCCCATCAAGAACAACATCCGAGTTCATGTATTTTAGCGATGCAAAACCAGCATCCGCCATATCAGGTGATGTGACGCGCTGAATGGATTGCAACGATTCGAGATACAAGCGGTAATAGTTGTTATCCGCAACAATCAAATCAGTGCCATCAGCGCCGCGTTGCAATTGAATCCAAACACGGTTCATGTAGCTCTGAATGTTTGCGCTGGTTGCCGCGCCGCCGCCGTTGGTAACGGCAGAGAACGAGATATTGCGCCAAAAGCTGCCTATCGTGGTAGATGCATCGATGCCGCCCACGGTGTTTGTAGGGGTTGCTGCAACAAGCAATTGCAAGCCGCCGATTTGACGCCCGCCATCACCAGTGCCATCAGAATAAACGCCGATAGCAATGTTGTTGCGCATTGTGCGTTCGGCGTTGCCGATGCGCTCTTCCAGCAGGTTAAATACAGCCGCTTCACCGCTGTTTTGCAGCATTTCAAGGCCGGAAATAGAGATTGCAACCGCTGCCTGAGCATAGTTGAACTCTGCGCCGGTGAACACGTCTGAGGGCGAAATATTCAGGGTCTCATAACCGCTGTAATATTTGAACGTGCCGTTTTCGGCATATTCAATGCCTTGCACAATGGTGCGCCCGCCGGGAACGGTTTTAACCTTGCCGCGCTTTGATAAGCGGTTTAGCAGGGCGTTGTTTTTGGATACGTTATTCGCTAAATCCTTGGAACGATACCGCAGGGTGGTCGTTACAATTTCGGATAGCGTTGCGGATGGATC